AGAGAATATAGAATGTTTCGATGTGTGGCTTGCTCTTGGTGATTCTATGCCTACCTTCCGAAACACTGCTATCAAATATCTTTGGCGCTATGGTAAAAAGCATGGCAGCAATAAAGATGACTTGCTAAAAGTTCTTCATTATGTTATAATGATGCTTTATGCAGATCATTATAAGGATAGGAAATGAAGACTATTGAGGAATACGAAGAAGAGAAAAGATTATTGAGAGAAAGGCATGGCACTGGCATTCAGTGTCCAGCTTGTGGCGATGAATTAGTTTTGTCTGAACCTGGCATCGTCTTACTATCAAACCCTCCTAGAAAAAAAGTTCATTGTAACACTTGTAAATATCATAATACTATTACAGCATAAGAAAGGTATATTATGGAAATTAAGATCCCAATTGAAAAACTAAGAGAGCGCAAGTTATTTGTCGCCACACCAATGTATGGCGGACAGTGCGCTGGTATGTTTGCTCGTTCGTGTGCAGATCTTTCTGCTCTATGTACGCAGTATGGTATTCCTCTTCAGTTTTATTATTTGTTTAACGAATCACTAATTACTCGAGCTCGTAACTATTGTTGCGATGAGTTTATGCGTTCTGAATCGCAGCATCTAATGTTTATTGATTCTGACATCGGATTCAATCCACAAGATGTTATTGCTCTAATGTCTCTACAGGCTCTTGAAGAAGATAAGTATGACATTATTGGTGGTCCATATCCTAAGAAGTGTATATCTTGGGAAAAGATTAAGCACGCTGTAGATAAGGGTGTTGCTGACGATGATCCAAATGTTCTAGAGCGGTTCGTTGGCGATTATGTTTTCAATCCCAAGGGCCATCAGACCTCTATTCCAATCGCAGAGCCAGTTGAAGTTCTAGAGATCGGAACTGGATTCATGATGGTTTCTAAGAAGGCCATGACTAAGTTTTATGATGCCTATAAGGATCAGTATTCTTACAAGCCTGATCATGTTCGCACTGAGCATTTTGATGGTAGCCGTGAGATTCTTCAGTTCTTCCAGGCAGAAATTGATCCGGTATCTAAGCGTTATCTTTCGGAAGATTATTGGTTCTGTCAGAAGGCACAGGCAATTGATCTTAAGACATGGTTCTGTCCATGGATGAAGATGCAGCATGTTGGAACTTACATCTTTGGTGGTTCGCTTGCTGACCTTGCTTCGATTGGCGCTTCAGCTACTGCTGATCCAGGAGCATTAAAGTCAAAGAAAATGATGAAATCAAAGAACAAGTGATAGGAGAAAATACATTATGAAGATTGATACAGATACAGTTAATGTTCTTAAGAATTTTGCTAAGATTAATCCTTCCATTGTTGTCCAGGAAGGTAATGTTCTTAAGACTATTTCGCCAACCAAGACAATCATGGCAAAGGCAAAGGTAAAGACAGATTTTGATAAGCGATTTGCAATCTATAATCTCGATCGTTTCATCTCGATCGTTAGCACTTTTACTGATCCAGATTTTAAGTTTGGAGATAAGTCTGTTGATATTTCTGACAACAATCGTAAGACTCATTATGTTTATGCTGACGAAACCACGGTAACAAAGGCTCCGGACAGAGAAATCAATCTCCCTTCGGTTGACGTTACTTTCCGTTTAACTAATGATAATCTACGGGATGTTGAGAAGGCTTCTGGCATTCTTGCTCTACCGGAGATTGTTGTCATGGGCGACGGTAAGAATCTATATCTTCAGGCTGCTGATTCTAAGAATCCTTCTGGCGACGTTTATTCTATCCAGATTGGCGAGACTGATAAGGCGTTCAAGGCAATTTTTAAGGCTGAGAATATTAAGATTATTCCTGGCGATTATGATGTTAATATCTCATCAAAGGGCATTTCGCATTTTGTGCGTGATGATGTAGAATATTATATTGCAGTTGAATCAAGCTCAACTTTCTAATCTATAAAACTCGGAATACTTTGGATTGTCTAATCTTTTGCGAATAGAAATACCAGGATATGCTTCTTGAGCTTCGTTGATAGAAGCATATCTTTTTCCTTCGCACATAACTGGGCGACTATTGGATTTTCTGATAGCTTCAAAAAACTTATCAGATTGTTTCTTTCCGAGCATACCATAAGTGGGAGGTGGTGGCGGTCTTTTCTTTATGCCTTCGATAAAATTTGGAGAGCTAGAAGTATCACCGCCATCTCCTCCTTTTGTCATATTGTAATGTGGCGCCAGTTCTGAAATCCAGAACTTTTCTCTTTCGTCGATATATGTGGTTTCTTCTATTGTTTCAATAACAAAATTATCGAAGCCATGTTTTCTCATCGACTTATAGAGATAGGTGTTACCAGATTTGTGATTGTAATAATGACGCTTAAATCTTTCTTCGGTAGTTTTTGTGGACTTACCTACGTAAAATTTACCATTGATAAGGTTGGTGATTTTATATATAATCATATGCTGGCGCTCCTGTTTAGCGTTAGAGTAGGTAGGGATTGGCGTCCCGTGACCTACGCTTATTTATATAATGGAGAGTTTTGACATGGATGAACACTTTATCTGGACTGAAAAGTATCGCCCAAAAACTATTGAAGAAACTATTCTTCCTTGCGATCTTAAACAAACATTTCAACAGTTTGTTGAACAAAAGAATATCCCTAATCTAATTCTAGCAGGAACAGCAGGTGTCGGAAAGACGACCGTAGCACGTGCTATGCTTGAACAACTTGGTTGTGATTATATCGTCATTAATGGATCTATGAATGGAAATATCGACACGCTTAGAAATGAAATTCTCAACTTTGCCTCATCAGTGTCACTTTCGGGTGGAAGGAAATATGTCATCCTTGATGAAGCGGACTATCTTAATGCCAATTCTACTCAACCCGCACTTCGAAATTTTATGGAGGAATTCTCGAGGAATTGCGGCTTCATTCTCACCTGTAATTTCAAAAACCGCATCATTGAGCCGTTACATTCAAGATGTTCAGTAATTGATTTTAAAATTAGCAAAAAGGCCATGGCCAAACTTGCTACGCAGTTCTTCAAACGTGTTACTTTTATTCTGGAAAACGAAAAGATTGAATACGATAAGGCTGTTGTTGCTGAAGTAATCAATAAACATTTTCCAGATTGGCGCCGTGTTCTTAATGAGCTTCAGCGTTATTCAGCAACGGGTAAGATTGATTCTGGTATTCTAGCGAATATGACAGAGGCTTCAATCAAGGATCTTATTGCTCTACTGAAGCAGCAAAACTATACAGAGATCCGTAAATGGGTTAAGAATAATTTAGACACTGATGTTAACTATCTTTACAATCAGTTCTATGAATTGTCATCTGACATTTGTACTAAGAACTCGGCTCCTGTTCTAGTATTACTTATTGCTAGATACCAATATCAAAATGCATTTGCTGCCAATGCAGAAATTAATTTCATGGCATTCCTGGTTCAGGTAATGATTGATTGTGAGTTTGTGTAATGGCTACTAAGTTTCTTAATGTATTATTGGAGGAGAGAACCCCTGAAAAAGAAGCTGTTGGATTCTTTGGCAATTGGGCAAAACATTCTATAGAAACCAAGAAAGAAAGATATGATTGGCGGTATGAAAATTCAATTACCTCTGGTAAAACCCCAGTTGACATTGATATGGATTATAGTCAATGGAGAACTAATAACGTCTTATCGAATTATCGAGAAACAATCCTCTACGCCAACGAAATGAATTGTCATTATAACGTGACAGATCAGATGCATTACGATTATCTTTATTATTCAATTCGTAAGAAAAAGATGAAAGGCATCAAAGAAACCGAAGAGGAAAAGAAATCCAGAAAGAAGAAAGAAGAACTCCAAACCTTAGTTTCTAATTATTATAAATATAATATTGTGCGCACTAAAGAAGCATTGAAGATTCTTACGGCGGAACAATTAGAAATTATAAGGAATAAAAATAATAAAGGTGGAGTCAAATGAATGAATTTTTAGATTCTTTAATTGAGGTGAAGATTGCCGAGGAAGAAGATTTTCTTAAGATCAAAGAAACGTTAACACGCATAGGTGTTGCTTCGCGCAGAGAAAAGAAAATTTATCAATCTTGTCATATTTTCCATAAGCAAGGAAAATATTATATTGTTCATTTCAAAGAAATGTTTATCATTGATGGCAAACCTTCTAATTTCTCAGAAGAGGATAAAGGTCGTCGAAACAAAATAATTCACTTACTCCAAGAATGGGGTTTGTTGAAAGTAGTAGAACCCGATAGAATTAATGAACCATTGGCATCTATGAGTCAAATAAAAATTATTAATCATAAAGAAAAAAATGAATGGACTTTAGAGACTAAGTATAATATGGGTCGTAAGAAAAAGTAATTGAAGGAATTATATTATGTGGCCATTTAAAATTGAAAAGAAAATTAATACACCAGCCGAAGAACGATTAGAACAGATCAAAGAAATACTATTTCCACCCAGTAAATTGAACGAGGAAATGGATAAGGATGGTAGTTTTTTCAAATGGCAAGTTGATTATTCAGTAGATATGAATCTAGATGCTGCTCTAACCGATCTTGAAGAAGGCGTCAACGATCAAGCAGTCCATAATACAATAAGAGACATTTCAAAAAGACTATATAGCGTAAGGAAATTACTTGACGCTTATATGGAATTACATCCTGAAGCCAGGTATATTATGGTAGAGAGCAGCAAGGATAACACGGATGTCGAAGATATACAGTGACGGACAAGTATTCATACCCACTTCGGAACTATTACCAATAGTATTAGAAGCAGTC